TTAGACTCGGACCCAAGCCGATTGCCTAAGGTCAATCGGCCCCTCTCCCAGAGCTTCAACCCGAAACGCGCCAGCGGGCAGCGGCCCTCCGAAGACTGCAAACTGGGCATCCAAATCGAGGCGCATACCGGGACCGGACGCATCCATCGTCACCTGCAGGCCCGCATCCGATTGATACTGAAAAACATATCTCGGGGCCTCCCCCAGTGCAGTCTGCTCCCAGCTCCAGTTGCTCCGGTCCCGTGCAATCCAGCTGAAGTTCACCGCGCCGTCTTCAGTGCGCAGGAAAGCAAGGTGAACGGGGGCCAGCGGCGCGCGCCCGGCGCCGCTGACAACATGATTGACAACCACCCCCCCCACCGGATCACCCCGCCCGGCGACGAGGAAAGGCAACTCCCTGCCGGTCATGTCGGGCAGCAAGCTCATCCATGCGCCCCGGGTACGGGGCACTGCCATTGCGATCGCCCCTGCTGACGACCCAACTGGCCGCGTCCCGAACCTTCCCCGCAGAAGCCCAGAAAGCCGCACCAGACCTGGCTGCAGCAGCTCCGCCAGGGAATACTGAACAAGCTCCTGCCCCACGGCCAAAAGTCCGCCCCCCGCCAGCACATCAGACTTGCTTCGGCCAAAAAACAGGCCGTGCCCGGCCGACACATCGAGCAGGACATGTGATCGTTCATCCCAGATTGTGGCCGGTGCAGCATCGAGTGCTTCTACCAGAATGCCAAACGGCAGCTGCTCCGATACGGCTCCGGCGGATGTTTCGTCGCCTCCCTGAATCAGGCTCACAGACGCTCCCCGCCACCCAGGACGTCCGCTCGCGAGGATTATCAGCCCCGTGCCCGAACCTGTATGCACTGGCACCGGTGGCTCGACCGTTATCGCCACGGAAGGCGGAATTGGCTGGTCCGGCCCCTCAAGAATGCGGCCAGAGTCGGTGTCGAGGCTGGTCACCCGCCCGTTGCGGGGGATGCGTCGCCCTTCCAGCTGCAGCAACAGTCCTCGGATCTCTCGCCGCACCACCAGCCAGTCAGCCTCCTGATCCAGCTGAACCACATCGCCGACACATATGATCAGGAACCGAATGGGAAGCGTGATGCGGATAGTTTCAGACCCGGCCTCGGCTTCCTGAAGCAATCGCGATGCGATCGCACGCGCGGATTGCGCAGTGGCTGTGATCGGCCAACTGGTCGAAAGCACAGAACCACGCCCGACCCTTCTCTCCTGCTGCCAACCAAGTTGAAAGTCCCGATCGCTGTCCTGAAACGACAGGCTGACACCAATTGGCCGCCCATTCTGGAAAACAAGACTTTCCGACTCGGGATCCATCGGATCTTGGACCAGCTCGCCAGGCGGCAGCATGGCAAGTTGCGGCTGCCAGATAACAGCCGGTCTGCCGTCACGTCGCGCGATTCGACCACCTGCTGCATCCAGCAGAGCAGAAACATCGTCCGCAATTGGATCGTAAAGCGCGGAATAGCCGCCGATCGCAGCTACCGGTGGCAAGGCATCAACGCTTGCACCGCACGGGGCCGCCATCTCCGCCAGCCAATCCGAGGCCTGCCCCTCATCGGAAATGACCTCGAAACTCAGCGAAGGAATGCGATTCGCAAACGGACCCAGATCGAAATCCTCGAAAACCGCATAGGACAGACTGCTGTAGGCAGGCGCGGCTTCCTCGCCTTCTGCAGCAAGAATCAGTGGATCGGGCTGCTCCTCGCCGACGGAATGCAGACGCATGCCTGTTTTCGTCAGGAAGGCACCTTCAGCATTGCGCACAAGGCCGCCATCAGCCCAGATGCGCCCCAATCCGGCAACTGGCCCCCGCGACAAGGCCATGGCAAAGCTTGTTGATTGGGTCCTTCGCCCCTGTCCCTTGCCACCGCCTTCGCCCGGCGCGACTGCCCAGATCAGCAACCCCCCAACTCTGGTGCGGCCAAACACTCTGGGTACGATCTCGCCGTACGCCGATCGACTTGCGAAGCCGTCCTCGGCACCCCGGGCGCGCCGGCGAAACAGGCGCGAATCAACACTCGCTCCTAGTGCTGCCCCCACGCCCGCTCCCAAAGGCCCCCCGATGGCCTGCCCAACCGTCGAAAACAGCACCGATGCCATCATCTGTCTCCCAAAGGCAGTCGCCAGGCAGAATCCCAAGTCTCTCCGGCCATCAGCGGCCGAAACACCACACGCCGCAAACCTGCGTGCGCCTCGACAACCCCACCCCCAACCTTCACCGCCAAATGCAGCTGAAGAGACGCGGGGCTCTGCAGCAAAAGATCACCCGATTGCGCAGCGGTTCGTTCCCGGCATCCCAGATCGGCCAGCCAGCTCCGGCCCCTGGCAAGGTCAAATCCCCTCAGCGGAAGGGCCGGCACGTCAATCGCCAGCCCGGCATCCTGGGCAACCAGGATCGTCAGGCCCAGGCAGTCACAACCGGTCCGGCTACGCCCTTGCGGGCGGAACCGGATGCCTTCGAGCGACCGCGCGGCAAGTTCCAGCTTCTCGGCCAGGGGATGCAGCTCATCCTCGGTCATACCGAAGCAACGCATCCGTTCCCGGAACATGCGGCTCTCCGCCAAACATCGGCACATTGTCGAATCGTTGTCGGCACGTCGAAAGTCGCTTGTCGCACCCCGGGGTCAGCCGCACCCGTATCCCAGCGAGATCTCCAGCGGGTAAATCGGTGTCGAGCAGCAAGCCGCTTGGCCCCGCCTCCGCGATGTACCGGTCGATCCCCGTGAAGCGACCCTGCAGAAAACGGACAGAGCCCTGGGCAAACTGCGCCACATCATCGAGTCCCGGCTCCGGAATGACTAGGCTCCCTTCACCACCTGCCAGTCGCCAGTCCAGTCGATGTCCGTCAAGGCTGATACCACACCCACGATCTCCCAATGCGTTGCGGCAAGTCGGACTTAAGCGCAGCGGAAGAAGCTCGGCTGCAAGGTCGACATCCGCAAGCAACTCCACCCGGAACGACCCACGCCTGCCCAGGCCAGGACGGGTCACATCCCCAAGACGCCCGCGCGACAGGAAAAGAACCTCCGCTTTCGGAGCCGCCCAGTCGCAAGCGAAGATCTCCACGGCAGATCCCTGCCAACGACCCGAGGCAAGATCTGCAACGGTCAGTGAATCTGCCTCCAGCACGCCTTCGATCGACATGCTGTCTCCTTCCAGGCCTTCACCCTGAACAATCGCCGATGGTGTGATTCCAGGGCTTGCCCGGTAGGTGACCCCGCGGATCCGAAGGTCTCGGTCATGACTGGTAAATCCAAGAACCACCCCGTCCTGTCGCGCAAGTCGCCAGCAAACGGCAATGTTGCTGACTTTCGCTTCCAGCCATGCGGTCACGCCACTCATTCGCGGATCTCAACCAGCGGAACGCTGGGCGCCTCACCTGATCGGACACCCGATAACGACACCTCCAGCCGATCCACTCCGAACCGAACAGGAACATCGAACAGATATCCCGCACGGACTTCCGAACCGTCCGGCGGCGGATCGTTGAACAGGATCTCGCCCGCTTCCGCCAGCGTCCATTCGGACACGGCAGCGCCATCGATCGACACAACAACCGACGAGGCATCCGGCCGGGTGATCCGCCGAACTTCTTCTGCCCCCGGGAATCCATATCGCTTAACCAGAGGAAACCGCAGGGTCTGACCGTCGCCAAGCCCCAGAAGCTGATCCGTCGCCGAAGGCGGCGCCCCGACAAGGCTGCTGCCGAAGTCGATCGGGTCCCTGAGCCGGAAGCCGATGCCGCGTCCCCGCCGCGCCCGGAAGAAGGTCAGAAGGGTCGCCAGATCCTCTTCAGATCGCACTCCAAGGCCAGCATCATACGTCAGCCGGGCCTGAGCCCATTGCACGTTGCGCTGCTCATGGCCCGAAGCCAGAATTGCGACCTGGGTGGAAAACTCCGGGCCGCCGACAGCATCGAACCCAAGCTCCAGCGGAAACCGGACGTCGTCAAAATCCTGCACAGTGCTGCTCTCCTCGCCGGTCACTTCGTCGATGGCGATCCAGACAAAGCCGTCCCGCGCAACCTGCGGCCAGGCCCAGATGAAGACCTCCGGAACGCCGCGGGTCCAGGCAGCACTTGCTGCGTCCGCAACCAGTGGCCACTCCAACTCGGCCCGGTTCGCCTGCAGAACAAAGCCAGCCAGATAGTGTTGACGCGAGACCGGATATCCCAGCGCCGTCAGCGCCGCCTCCCGAGCCCGACTGCCGCCCGCTTGGTCGCCCCGTGTTACGAAGGTGTAATCCTCGAGCTGCAGCACATCCCAGGCGGGATGGGCCCAGCCCCTCGGCATGTTCGCGCGGCGGAGGTCTGGCGAACCGACATCGAGAACCTGCGGCGCGTAGAACAGCAGATGCGAAACGGCCGGTACGGCGTGGCCTTGCAGTGCTGCATCCCGGACGCCCCGAGTTGCTTCATCCAGGCGGCCCCCAAGCCAATCGAGCCAGACTTTCTCGGCGATCGTCCGCTCACCCCGGACGTCCGACATGGGTGGGGGCTGAGAGCCGTTTTCGGCGAGCCACTGCGAAACGGTCGACGCGTCGTAGAAGCATGGGCGTCCAGACACACCGACCCACCACCAGGGTTCTCCCACTTGAAACAGCACCCGAGACCCTTCGGCAGCCGCAAGCTCGCCGAACGCAGCCGCGACGTCCTGAAGCCAGGCCATTGCTGCCGTATTGCAGGGCGAAAGCAGGGTCGATGGCGGCTCCCAACCCGTCAAAGCCCGGTTCCCATCGATGTCCCGCTGCGCCCAGCCAGCCGGTGCATTGGCATCGAACAGCTCGAACGAAAGCGAGAGAATCACTTCGTAACCGGCCCGCGCAGCAGCACGCAGAAGGCTCCGGTGCCAGGCAAGTGCCGAACCACACAGACCCGATGCAACCTCAAAGCGACCGCCCGGCACTGCCGCCAGCGCATAATAGTGGCTCATGCCGACATAATGGTTGACCAGCGTGCGATACCCGAGCGCCTCCCACTGCTCGACGAGGCGTTCGGGCGTCTGATTGTAGCTGTCGTCATAGCCTGAACAGATGCGCACACCATGCTCGGGCAGAAAGGCATCACCGACCCGCAAGGTCGAGCGCGGCCCGGTCACCAGCCAGTTCCGGAGCTCGACGTGGGTCGCCACCGCGCTTTGCAGGGCCGTTGCGCTTCCATCGAACTCAGCCGGCACGAACGACAGAAAGATGCGGTCAACGTCCCCGACATAGACTGGCTCACCACCCAATCCGAACCCAGCCCGCAACTGGCCCATCGGTAACATCACCCTGGCTTGCATGGGGGAGCCAGATGCATAGTTCCAAATCCGGACATACCAAGTCGTTGCCACGCCATCGGCTTGCCGCCCCTCAATTGTGAGAACGGCGCCATTCACGGCATCGAGCGGCATGACACCTGCGCCGGCCACATAGTCGAACGACAGCGTGCAACCGCGGAAATCGCGATCCGTCTCGTACGCCAGCAGCGGGTGGGACCACCTGTCCTCACTCGTCCAGATCAACCCCACCAGATCGGAGCGCGTCAGGAAATCCAGCTCCAGGCGAAGCACGTCCGGCTCAGGGACATGAACCGCAGCCATCATCGGGCGCGGAAAATCCACGGTCCACAAGGTCGGGCGAAACCGCTTCGCCCATGCAGTGCGCACATCGGCCGGACGGCTCGCAAGAAAGGAAGGTACATCAGCCACCGGAGCGCTCCAATACCCGACGAACGCTGCGCGCAATCTGGCGGCCTGATCGTGCCATGAATGCACCGTCGCCAGCCGGGCCGGTCATGTTGACAGTCACCCGAACTGGTCCGCGCGCCTGAGAGCCAGTCTCGACCCGCCCGCTCGACGTCGGCACGAACAGCTCGGGACCCCGCTCGCCCACCACATAGGCACGGCCCGGAGCCACAGGACCGCCAGTCGCCCGTCCAGGCAAACCCAGCAGACCCGCCGCCGCACCCCCAAGAAGTCCGCTGAAGCCACCGCCTTGCAGTTTGAGCGCCGCAGCCGCGATCTCACCCAGCGCCCGCCCCGCAACCCGGCCCAAGTCCTCGAACTCCAGCTTGCCGCTGCGCGCAGCCTGCCGCAAAGCTGCCTCGATCCCACGGCCGGACAGCCTGGCTTCACCACCAAGATCGTCCCGCAATGCAGCCCGCATGGTGGAAATGTCGCGCTGGAATGCTTCAGCATCCGCTCGCACCGACACAGCCATCCCGTCGAAATCATCGTCCATTGGCCACACCCTTCTTCTCAAGTTCAGCCATCTCGGCACGTCCGAGTGGCTCGGGCGCATGCGCACCAAACCGACCTTCCAGCGCAGTCCGAAGTTCGGCTACGGTCGCATCCCAGAAGTGCGCCGGCAGCCAGCCGAGCTGCCCGGTGGCGAGGGCCGCGGCAGACCGGGCCAGGTCGGCAAACCGCGTCATTCCCGTCCGCCGAAAACGGATGCGAGCAGCAGGCGATAGGCCGGCATCACGGCAGCAAGTCCCACCTCGACCAACTGGGCCTCGAATGCAGCCCGATCCTGGCTGCAGCCACCGGCTGCCGACGCGTGCCAGAACAGCGGCCCCATGTCGCCAAGGCGCACATCACCTTCGCCCGCCCGATCGAGCAGCGCCAACAGGCTGCCGACTTCGCTCTCTGCCGCCACCAAAGCGCTGAATGTCGGGCGGAGCACAATGTCTCCTGAAGGCAATGACAGCGCCACCTCACCCCGTCCCGGATTGGCCGGCATCACAACGCCTCGACCGGCCCGGAGCTCTCCAGCGACAACGTAAAGCTGCGTTCGCCGTTGAAGTCGCCGGCATAGTCGAGGCGCGTCACCTGGAATGACCCGCGCAACCGCTCGCCACCTTCAAAACTCACCTCGAAGCGATCGAGCACGCCGGTCAGCACCTGGGACTTCAGCTGCAGCTCTGCAACGGATCCGGTGAATACGCCGGCCCCGCTGATCGAAACCGATCGCACACCGCCCGCAGGAAGCAGCTCTCGCCAGCCTCCCGACCCCTTGTTGGTTACCACCACGGGCTCGGTCGCAAGGCTCATCTGCGTTGTGCGCAAACCTGCTACTGTGCGGAACGTCTCCGGCGAACCGCCATCCCCGATCTTCAACAGGAACGCAGCACCGCTCTCGATCGCCATCTCAATTCTCCTTCACGGAAAGCACCCGGAACTCGAGCTGACCGAGCGTCCAGCCGCGCTGTGTGCGCCTGACAGTCGCGCGCAGCAGCCTCAGCCCTACGAGACGCAGACCCGGGATCCTGTGCGGCAACGCCAGCACAACCCGTTCCACCTCCGACAATATGGACTTTGCGCCAGCCAGGCCTTCGCGGTTGTCCCACAGGCTCACCATGAACCGATGCTCCTGGCCGTCCCCACCCTGCCATCGACGCGCAGAGACAACATCGCTGCCGATCGAGAGATAAGGGGGCCGGGCCTCAACAGGCGGGCCATCGAAAATCGGAATGCCAAGTGAGCGCAACGCCGCATCGCCCACCAGCGCCGCAGCCAGCGCTCGCTGGAGCTCAAGGCTATGCAGCATCCCTGGCTCCCCGGCTGTAGTCATCCTCCGCCAGAATCAGCAGCCGGTCCGGAACAGCAGGATCCACCTCGATTCCTGTCGGTCGCAGTGTTTCGCCCCGCCAGCGCAAACGCATGTCCAGTGTCGGTCTGACATCATCCCGGATTGTCACCCGCCAACGACGCGCAGACTGCACGGCCTCTCCCCTGTCCGACGTCGCATCCGCGCGCCGTACCGGTTCGACCAATGCCCAGCGCTCGAAGCGGGTCACCCAACCCGAAACAAGGTCGCCGGCAACGCCACGCACCTGATCCCTGCCTTCGAAGCGCACCCGCTCCGAAAGCCTGCCCGAAAGCTCACCCATCATCGGTCTCCGTTACATGCGGCGTTTGCGCCAGGGCCCAACCAAGCGCCGGACAGCAGGCGGGATGCCCGGATCATCCGGCCCATCCCGATGGCTGAAGAAGTGCGAGGCAACCCGGATGACAGCCAACCGGAGCGCTTCGGGCACCCAGTTCCAGTCAGTCGCCATGCCAGCCCGATAGCGGACGATCACGTCTGACCCATCGGCAATGCCGATCAGCGCAAGCTGCCCGCACCCGTGGCCGTCCGTTCGCAGGCTAACGTCCGAGCTGGCCAGTGTCCGCTGCGTTCCATCCCAGAGCTCGGCGCGCACGTCCACGAGGGTTCGGGCCGGCTCGGCTCGCAAAGTCAAAAGCCCTGATCGAACCGTTCCTCGTTCTTCGACCTCACGCTCGAACAGCAGCAGCCCCAGCATAGCCTCCACCGTCTCGGTGGCGGCTCGCAACAAGGCAGCCAGCAGCGCATCCTCCCGGCTGTCCTCGATCCGCAGATAGGCTTTCAGCTCGCCCAATGACGCCGCCGGGGGCGCCTTGTCTGTCGTAAGCATCAGCGGTCCTCCACCCGTACGGTCAGGCTGCGTTCGTCCGCAGTTCCATCCGGCAGCACCACCCTGTTCCCGACAACATAGACATGACCGGGAACGCCAAGGCCCAGCCGCACCGTGGCAACAGCGCCGGAAAGCCCCGCATCGGAAACGATGAGCCCGCCCGGCTCATTGGGCCGGACATCCCAGCTGCTTTGTACAATCTGCGCTCCGGGCTCCAGGGCAGCACCCCAGTCCACCCGATATTCCAACAGAGCCTGTGGATCCTTCAGGAACATGCTTTCCTCCCTCAGGCCGGCGCGCCGATTTCGACGGACCAGGAGTCGAAGTCGACCGTGCCGCCGATAGCCAATTGTTGGCTCGGGCAGGTCGTGACATAGAGAAGCCGGCTTCCAGCCGTGTCCAGAAGCGCAACATGATTGGCAGCACCCGCTGCCAGAACATTGGCGCCAGGTTTGGCAGCCACCGTGATCTTCCGGCCCGAACTGTCGCCAGGGCCCATCACGAAGTCCGTGCCGGACAGGACCGTCTCGGCAAGTTTCCCGCTCCAGGCCGCCGAAAAGCTCGCAGGCTGGGCATTCAATGCAACCGCCCGATCGGCAGCCGCAATCAGCGCGAGTGCACCATCAAGAACCTGGTCCGCCACCCACTTGCCCATCTCAATCTCCTTGCTGTTCACGTGCCCAGGCGGCACCAGTCATTCGGTTTCGACACCCAGAATGCGGCTCTCGGATGTCACCCGGATCAGACGCGCCGTAACGTCAGCCGCCTCCGCTGGCGGGGGTCGGAGTGTCAGCAAGGCACTGCCCGCAGCCGAACTGCTGGATCCGTCCAACGGAGCCAGCGAGGCAGTCCATCGAAACTGGGAGCTGCCCGCCACGTGCAGACTTGAAGCGTCATCCGGCAAAAGCAGGATCGCAGGAACCACCGCTCCCATCCGCCCCAGGCCGCCTGCGTCAAACGTCAAGCCCCGCACATTGTTATTCGCGTCCCTATCAGTCACCGCTGGCCCTGCCGCCGTTCCCTTGTTCAGCAGGCGGCTCGGCTTGTAGGGCGCAACTGTCGCGGCATCGGCCCGATAGTCGCCATTGTAGGTCGGCGCGGCATTCTCAGGCCCGGACGGCGCATTGTCCGCGACATAGCCGTGCCATGGCAGTAACCAGCTTGCCACGTCTGTCTGCGTGCCGCCGCCGAAGGCCGTCTCCGTCTCGCTCCCTATGCCATAGAAGGCATACTGAAAATCCGGCGGGCTCGAAATGCCCCGGTTCGCGTTCACATTGCCGCGATAGCCGACGCCATACAGCACCTCCCACGAACCGGTCAGGTGCCCCGCGCCGTTGAACGTATCGTGCTTCGTCGCGTTCCGGTTGAAGGAACTGTAGCGGAACACATTGCCAGTGTGCCGCATATTCTCGCGGATTATCAGGAACGATTGCCCGGCCCGCGCACCCGTCAGCACATTGATCAGCGGCAAACCGCTGCTTCCCGTCGTCACCGCCGCCGCCGCCGAATAGCTGAATCGGTTCACATCCATCGCAGTTACAGTCACATTGGTTCGGTTCATGTTGGCGTTGGCCAGGCCCGACACGGTGATCGTGTCGCCTGTACTCAGCCCATGCGCCATGAATCCGACAATCACGCTCGTGTTCGGGCTATTGCCCACCCGCATCGCGCAGCTTGCCGCCGTGCCGTGCACTTCACTGTCATTGTGCAGGTTGAACCGCGAGCCTGCCATGACGACGCCCTCAAAGATCGAGTCCCTGAGCTGCGCGTTGGTGAAGCTCTCGCCGAATGTCAGAGCCGGGCCGCCCGTGCTCTCGAAAACCGAGTTGATGATCGCCACCCGCTCCAGCGCGATGCCCGAGCCGAAATTGGTAAGCCCACCTTGAAACAGCAGCCCGGCCCAGTTGAAGGCGCGGCAGTTCCAAATCATCATGTCGTTCACGTTGGCAGCGCCGCCCGAGAACAGCACGCCCGTTCGCACAGGCGCATGATCGCCACCGGCAGGCGTCGCAAACGTCACGCCGATCTGACAGGACGTGTTGCTGTCGTCGTTCCCCCGCGTCCGGTTCACGTTCCGCTGAAACCAGCAGCGCGGCTGCCCGGCATAGTTGAACATCGTCGCGTTGAAGGCCGACAGCCGCGTGTCGGTGTTCACATAGATGGTCGACGTGCTGGCCGATTGCCCAGACCGCGACGTAACGGTGCAGTTTTCCATCGTGGCCCAGCACTGGATGCCAGACCGCGCGGCAAAGGTGGTTTGCCCGCCAAGCTCCATCCGCAAATCTTTGAACTTGGTGCGGTCCAGATTGGCCCAGCGCACCGCCGCCGCCGTGCCCGAGCGGAAGATGCAGTTCGCACGCGGGTTAGGGTCCGTCGCATCGCCCCGAATGATGACATAGCCGAACGTCACCTGTGCACTGCCGCTGCCCACCGCAGCCGCCGGCGCAACCACCGCATTGCCCGCCCCGCCAAGCACAATCAATTCCGAATAAGCCGCGCAGTTCGTCACAGCCGCAAAGCCGTTGCGCGCCGTCCAGGTGCCAATCGTCGCCAGCTTGGGCGCACAGGCCGCCAAAGTGCCGGGCCGCGCCGACACAGGCGAGGCAAGCGCCGCAGCCTCGGTCGTGTAGAGCACGATATTGGCTTGATGTCCCGCGTCGAACGGCAGCGTGTTCGTGCTGGCAGGATCGACGACCATGTAGCGAACCGGCATCGTCTCGCCCGTGGGGTCGTAATAGATGTGAAACGGCGTGTTGAAGCCCGATTGCAGCGCCGCGTTCACGTCGGTCGAATGGGCAGTCCCCGTCGCACGTGCAGCCCCAACCCAAGGATAGACCGTCGCGTGCACCGTGATCGGCCCGGCGCTCAGACCAGACAGGTCGATGTTACCGCCCCAGCAGCGCAGGTTGTCGGCATAAAGCGTGCTCGTCTGCGGCGCGCTGAAATAGAAATCCTTGGTTGTCGTGCCGTCATACGCCCGCAGCAGCAGCGCGGCGCAGGCATTGTGCCGCTGCCCGTCAACGTCCGCCGCATTCTCGGGATGGTGCGTCGCAATCAGCACCTCAACCCGCGCCGTGTGGTTCGGCGTGCCGATGGCTCCGCGCACAAGGGGCCAGGGCTCGTTTGCCCAGCGGAAAATGGGCAGCGGAACAGCACGGGTGGAGTTGTTGGTGACAAGGTTGATGACACCGCCGCCCTCGCCAACCTTCCAGCCGCTCAGGAACGACACGGCCACAACGGTCGAAGTGGAATAGATCCGGTCTGACAGCGCAATCCGAACCGTGCGCGTCCCGTCGCCGTGGTCCGTCTCGTCCAGTTGCGTCTGGTCCGGATGCGGACGGCGAAGGGCCTTGGTGCCGATGACAGTGCGGGGCCGATTGGCATTGGCAACGGGCAGCCCACCCACGCGGTCAAAGCCCGCGTCCTGCACTGTAAGCTCAATCTTGGGCGTGGCAGAAGGCGTCAGCGGGAACTGGTCAACGCCCGACGACGTGAACCGCCCCTCAGTGCGGTCAAAGCCCGAGAACTCCCACGCACCAGGCGTCGCAGTCCAAGGCCCGCGAACGGCCAGAACCCAGCCATTTTCTTCAACGGCCACCGAAACCAATGCCATAGCTGGCTCTCCAGACCCCAATTCAAGGCCGGGGGCACCAATGCCCCCGGCCACCTCGTCCGTCGCCGATCAGGTCGCAGAGAAGCGCATCAGCTTCAGCGCCTCACTGTTCACCAGCGCCCCGCCCACCCGGCGGGTGGCATAGAAGTGCACGAACGGCTTGTTCGAATAGGGATCACGCAGCACGCCCGTTTCGCCACGCTCCGCCACCACATAGGCGCTCCGAAACTGACCAAAGCCGATCGAGAGGCTGTTCGCACCGATGTCTGGCATCGCATCCACTTCAACCACGGGATAGCCGAGCAGGGTCGAAGCCTGGCCGTCCAGAAGCCCCGGCTTCCAGATGAAGTCCCCAGTCGAGTCCTTGAACTTCCGGACAGTCGCCACCGTGTTCGAGTTCATCACCCACACCGCACCCTGCCGATAGGGCGTGCGCAGCGCATGAACCATGTCAATCAGCCGGTCCTGTGGGTTCGACCCAATGAAGGCACCGGCAGCGCCCGAGGGCACATATTGGACCGTTCCAAACGGGCGCGTGGCATCCCCCGTCGTCGCGACAGGATAGGTCAGGAACCCCCTGGGCTGGGCCGTCCCGGTTCCAGACACAAAGGCAACGCCTTCGGCCCGGGCGAACTCGATCGCAATCTCGCGGGCAAGCCAGGCTTCCACATCGAACAGGGCATCGTCCAGCATTGCCTGCGTTGCCGCTGGATTGGCATACAGCTCGCCCATGGGCGCCAGCACTTCCGAGAACAGCGGCGTTGCCGTCTCCGGGCGCCCGGCGGCTTCGCCGACCCAGCCCGATGCAACACCGCCGGCAGCAACAAGCTTGCGGAAGTTCGCCGATCCCACCTTCACCACATCGGCAATCGCCCGGATCGGCGATATCAGCTTCAGCGTTGTCTCGATCCGCTGATCGATCTCCAGCGGAATGGCCAGTCCGCCTTCGCCGGCGATACCCACCGAAAGGCGTTTGGTCTCAAAGCCAGCTTCAATGCCCTTGCGCAGATAGCTATCGGCAAAATCGGTGCCACTGCGGGCTCCGCTACGCCCGGCGAACGCCAACGGAGCAGTCGAAACCACCCGCCGCGACAGCTGCTCCAGGTCCTGCTTCACCTCCAGCCGCAGCGCATCCAGCTCCGCCCGGATCAGCTCCGCCGGCACATCCGACCCAACACCCAGGGTTTCCGCCGCGGTCACCACCGCGTCGGCCTTCGTTTCATACGTCATGATTGTCCATCTCCTCGCTGGAACCATCCCGGTTCCGTCACGGCCGGCCCACCCGGCGTCGCCTTCCGCTCAGCCGACCGTGTCGACCCGCGCATCGGAATGCATCGGCAGCGTGACCACCGAACACTCCACCAGATCCAACTTCAGAAGTTCCCGCCCCCCGCCAGGCCGGGGCCTTGACGACTTCACACGGTATCCGAACGACAAGCCACTGATGGCCCCGCTCCGCAGCAAGGCCAATGCGTCCAGTCCATCCCGGCAGCCGGCACTCACGCCCGCCACCATCTTCAGTCCGATGCCGTCCTCGCAAAGGCTCAAGACGCGCCCGATCGGGCGCGCGGGATCATGCTGCCAAAGCAGAGGCACAGCCGCGGGCAACCCCAGGAATGCCGCCCGCCGAACGATGTCGCCCCCACGATCAGGGCTGTCGAACCGGCTCACATAGCCAGTCAGGGGAACCAGCTTGTCCATTACCGCTCTCCCCCGTGGCGCGCGACCCAACCCAACATGTCCCGCTTCTCGTCCTCGCTCAGGAACGTCGCATCACCGACATGGCGCCAAAGCCGCTCCCGGTCCGCCCAGAGCGCCGGCACAAGATCGAGATCGGGCTCCAGCTTCAGCCCTGGCCACCAGAGCGCCAGGTGACGTGACACTCCGTCCAGGATCCGCGTCAGCAGCGGGAGGATGGTCAGCCGCCACAGCGCGACATTCGCCTCCGCATAGTTGGCGTGCGTCGAATCGCCCGGCAGGCCCAGCAGCATCGGCGGCACCCCGAACGCGAGCGCAATGTCCCGCGAAGCCGCCTCGCGCGCCCGCTGAAAGTCCATCTCCGCCGGTGTAAGCGCCAAGGGTTGCCATTTCAGGCCCCCTTCCAACAGCATTGGCCTGCCGGCATTCTGCGCGCCCTGGAAACCGGCCTCGATCTCATCGCGCAGCCGCCCGAACTGCTCGGCCGAAAGGGGCCCCTCATCCGGGTCCAGCACCAGCGCCCCCGAAGGCCTGGCCGCATTCGCAACCAGCGACCGGTTCCAGCGCCCAGCCGCCTGAAGCAGCGCAATCGCCTCGCTTGCGGCTTCCACCGACCCGGTCCCCAGATGGTCGTCCAGAGGGTCGAAGGCCTTCAGATGCAGCAGCCCGGGCACCTGGGCATCCCCCTGAGCCGGATGCCGCTGCAGGCGGCCCCCCACCTGGTGAACCCACGTCATGGGCCACCCATTGGCATCGGTCTCCAGCCGCATCCGTTCGGGCCGCAGCACCCACAGCTCCGCCGGCAACCCGGCAAGGTCAAGGCCGGTTTCCACAAACGCGTTGCCGTGCAGCAGCAGGTGCGTCGCCACCGCTTCCAGCAAGGATGGTGGCAACAGCCGCAGAGCAGCATGAGCCTCCCCATTCGCCAGCAGCGTTACGCTCGAAAGCCCCTCCGCGATCAACCGCACGGCCCGCAGTGCGACGGGATTCCGCCAGGCTGCCCGTACCTGCCCCTCATACGAAGCCGGCGGCTCTCCCCCCTGCGGCAGCGGAAGCGCCCAGGGCCGACCTGCACCGAGCGCCTTGCGCTCGGCCGACGGAAAGAGCCTCGTCGCCCAGCTCATTCGCCCGCCCCGATCTGCACGGTCGGTCCGGTCGCCACCAGCCCACCGCCGATGATCAGCGAAATCGCCTGTGCAAGGCCATAGGCCTGCATCGGGTCCGAGCCGAGGACCACCGCGATCATCGCCATCCCAACCCAGGTCGACCGTTCGGTCAACCGTTGACGCAGCCATGCGAAAGCAGCCCCCTGCGGGAGCCACTGCAGAAAGTCCTTCATCGGTTTCTCCTGTTCAGCTGCCCAACACACGCACAGCAGGGCCGGGCCCGCGTCCACCAAGCATCAGTTCCGTCAGCGCCCACACAAGTGCGTCTGCCCGGTCTGGTGAGTCTCCGGGCCCGACATATCCGCCCCCCAGCACCAGGCCGCACAATTCATCTTCAAGGCGCGGGAAATGGTCTGCGTGGCGGACACGTCCAGCAGCGTAAAGCGCCGAGACAGGCTCTGCCCTGGCAGCCTTTCCGCGGCTCGCCCGCACCTGCTTCACCGGCAGGTTGATCGATGCCGCGCGCAGGATGCTCTCCACCATGTCGCCGCCATTGTTGATCTCCACCACCACACGGTCAGCCTGGTAGCGCTCGAACGCCGCGGCCACTGCGGCAGCCCAGCCCTCGGGCGTCGTGCCCTGCACGCTTGCATCCGCCACGACGTGGGCGACACCCGTGGCATCCGCTCCGGCAACGACGATCCCACATCCACCCGGCCCAGCCGGGGGATCCACGCCCACCACCACCCGCACCAGCTCCGGAACCTCTTCGTTCCGGCAGGCGGCAAGCCCGTCGAGGCTCCACAGGGCTCCCTCCTGCGCCTCAAGCAACTCGCCCAGCAATTCCTGGCGGCCCAGCACGCTGCCAGCATAGCTCCGGCCCAATTCGCTCAGATACGCTGGCGGAAGGTTGCCACGATTGTCGAATGTGCTCCCCCGCGACACCACTGTGCCCGGCATGTCCAGAAGCAGCCGCAGCAAGGGTATCGGGCGCGGCGTCGTTGTGATCACGGCCTGCGGATTGCGTCCCAACCGCAGGCCCATCCTCAGATTGTCCCAAGCCTCCTGCGGCCGCGGCCAGGCGGCAAGCTCGTCACACCATGCATAGTGAAACTGCGGTCCACGCAGTTGGTTGGGCTCGGCGGCCGACATGACAGAAGCCTGGGCTCCATTCGGCCAGACCAGCGTGCGCTTAGAGGACAGCCATTCGGGCTCGAAGTCCGCGTCGGCGACAGCCAGCAGACCGGACTCTCCCTCCACCATCACCGTGGCGCCGTCATGCGCTGTTGTACCCACCAGGGCAAACCGTGCGCCCGGCGTGGTCCGCGCCAGTCCAGTCACCCATTCCGCCCCGGCCCGGGTCTTCCCGAACCCGCGCCCCGCAAGGATCAGCCACTGGGACCAGTCCCCAGCCGGCGAAAGCTGCGAAGGCCGTGCCGTCGAGTGCCAGGACTGAACCAGGTCCAGCTGAAGGCCGGCCGGCACGTCCTGCAAGACGTCCGCCCTTGCATCGGACGACAGCCTGGCCAGGCGTTCGACAACGGAAAGGTCCCGCATCTCCACTCCCCGGCCAGGCCCTTATCGGGCGGCGTCCCGGTCAAGTCACCTCAGGGGCGCAATTCCGGAGCATGCCCATAGCTCTATACCACATCGTCACGATTGTCAATAGGTATTTTACCATATTGGTTGTCGTAGTGGATCACCAGGCGATCGAGGGCCATCCGCAACACGAGCTTTGCAGCGCGGCTCGGCCACCCCAGCGCCCTCTCCGCGTCCGCAAGCCCCTCTCCCTCACAGGCCACCCGCCAGAGAATGTCGGACAGGCCTGGGCCGACGGTTGCCAGCGCAGAGTCAAACCGTCGCTTGGCATCGATCGCGCGAAGCGACTGTCCCTGTGCGCCGCTGCTCCCGCGCTCATTCCGCCCTGCAGGCGCCGCATCCCAGCGCATCGTGACCCGCGCACCAAGGCCCGACAGCGCATGGTCGGTCCGCAGTCGCTCAGCCGCCGCCATCTGCACCGGCGTCAGATGCCCTCGTCGCGCCAGCCAGGCCAGCGGCGCCTCCGACAGGTTGACCGATACAATCTGCCGGTCGACAGCGTCCGACCGCGCAAGCACGCGCTGACCGATGTCCCGATTTGGGTAGTCCGATGGATCCAGCAT